CAATGAACCTGCATCCATTTGTCGGAGAGCAGATGTATATTTGGATGTGAGAGTGCGTCCACAATTTGCAACTAACGATATGTTGGATAGGCGAAAAGTGGAAGAGCACTATGATGGGGATGTTCCAAAGATTCCAGATTGTTGGCTAGTGACTATAGAGACAGCTTTTCCAGTACCCAATCCCACTCCAGGACAACGTCCAACAGTTGGGTTTGCACCAGTTGAGGTGAATGGGGTCAAAATGGTTGACGTAGATATGAAAACCGCATTGCGATTTATTGTCAAGGCGTCGCGAGAACATTTTGAATTTGAAAAGAGAGCCATTGAACGTAATTCAGACTTGGCGGAATCTCTACAGACTTGTAAGTCTTGTGGGAGTTCTGAAGACGTTTGCGTGTGTGATATGGATTTTTTCAATTGGAGAACTGGATCAATCGACACCATGTCTCCTCCGGTGCAAGCTCCCAAGCGCCGGAAGAACAAATATCCAAGAGAAATAAAACCACGAACTTTTCGAGGTAAACCATTGGAGCAGCATAGTGTTACTGAAACTGTTACCAGCGCTATGGAGACGACCATCTCCTCACTTACTAGCGCTCGTGATTCAGCTGCTTCTACTGCGGCTACAGCCGCCTCTCGTGTTTCGGAGACTATTGAAGGATATAACGAGCAGTTTCTTTCGCTTTGCAATTTCCTTCGGTATGTCCCTATGCCTCGAAAGATGATAAGGAGTTATATCTCAATCTCCTTAGTGAAGTTTGCAATGGTGGCCACGTTTTGGATGTGGCTTACTGTGATATGCTCTTCATTATCAGTAACTTTGATCTTGGATCCCACAATTCTTGTGTTGTACGTGACGTGTATTGCATTAGTAATAATTTCTGGTTTACATACATATGTTTGGTTAAAGGAAAAACAATTCGCAATGCAACGTCAACACGCATTCCATTGGAGTTCGTATGTTGTTTCTCGCACGGCGATGGCTTTGGCTTCGGGTGCAACAATTGCGCTCGTATATAAGTTTGCCAAGAGAGCTAGAGCTATGCGACAGATTTTACAGCCACAGGGCTATATGGATCCGACACAAGAAGATATTGATGAGCGAGACGAAAACGACATCACAGATACTATCGCTGAAGAATTAAACTGGGCGAATGTGGAAGTGGAGCCATTACCCTCCTCATCGAAATCAAAAACTATCACAGATGCGGACCTTCTCCATTTAGTGACGAAGAATACTGCAGCTTGTATGATTGGTGATACATTCATCAGTAACATGCTGTTTGTGTGTTCAAATGTCGCTTTGATGGCAACGCATTCTGTGAAGAAATGGGAAAATCAGCGTGTCAATATTATTCGCCATGACATCTCTAAAATTGGAGGTAACTTTCATTGCGATTTGTCACGCATGCACAGTGTGCCAATACCCGACACTGATGTCAGTATGGTATACGTTCCAGCAGGAGGCTCATGGAAGAGCCTGTTGGAATATTTTCCGGTTACCCATTACGCCAAATCATTTGCATTTTTAATGCCCGTGAGATCGCCAGATGGCTCTATTGAGGTTTTCAAGTCTCGATCGGAATGGCAACAACAGCTATTAGAAAATGGTTGCACGCCTTTTGGTCATGGATATGATATTAAATCTTATAAGGGTATGTGCGGTTCTGCATTAGTGGCACAAAAGATTGCTCCCATGATTACTGGCATACATGTCGCCGGCAAAACTGGATCGTTTGGATTCGCCAGTTCAATATGTCAATCGGATCTTGAGTATGCACTCGAGGTTCTTGGCGAAAAGGCAGGAGTTTTAATAGGTCCAAGTGAAGGCAATTTTCCCGAGAAGTTATTTGACAAGCCCGTTTTGGAATCTTCAAAGATACATGTGAAGAGTCCACTGAACAAATTGGAATTCCAAGATGGCCGAGCTCCGAACATTCGTGTGTTTGGTACTGTTCGTGGGAGAGCAACATACCGCTCTAAAGTCATAACTTCACCGTTATCTCCGCACGTTAAGGCAGTGTGCGGAGTTCCACAAAGATGGGGAGCACCAAAGTTTCAAACAACAGATCCTTTTCGCATTTCGTTGCAACATACAGCAATTCCCTCCCATGGGGTTGCTCCAAAGTTGTTGACGGCTGCTGTTGAGGATTATACAGCACCTCTGTTGGCAATGAAGGATAAATTTCCTAAAATTGCTTCAGACATTCGTCCTTTGACTCAAATGGAGACTGTATGTGGAATGGATGGCAAGAAATTTGTAAATAAAATGCCGTCTAATTCATCCCCAGGTTTTCCGTTCACCGGAGCTACTAGCAAATGGCTTATATTGTTGGACCCAGAAGACTATGAAGGTTTTGAGAATCCAGCTGAGTTAGATCCCATTTTTTGGGAACAAGTTGCTCAGGCCAAAGCCGCTTATCGGCTTGCGCAGAGATACTATCCCATATTTAAGGGATGTCTCAAGGACGAACCAACGCTGTTGACCAAGGACAAAGTCAGAGTTTTTCAGGCTGCGCCTATGGTTTTGAAACTGTTGGTAAGACAATATTTCCTCCCAATAGCACGATTTATATCACTATTCCCCAAGTTGAGCGAGTGTGCTGTGGGATTGAATCCCATGGGACCAGATTGGGAGGAATTTGACGATCATATTAACAAATTTGGAGTCGATAGAATTTTAGCAGGAGATTATAGCAAGTATGACTTGCGTCTTCCTGCACAACTGACATTGGCTTCATTTCGCATTATGATCGACATTGCAAAGCATTTCGGATATAGTGAGGATGATATCCTTATTATGAAAGGCATTGCATACGATGTAGCATACCCCGTTATTGCGTACAATGGGGATTTGCTGCAGTTTGTGGGATCCAATCCCTCAGGGCAAAATTTGACTGTTTATATTAATAGTATCGCCAATTCTCTTTTGATGCGTTGTGCATTTTATGCTAAGTATCCGGAGAAACGCGATTTCAGGAAACATGTTGCCCTTGGGACTTTTGGTGATGATGTGAAAGGTTCAGTCCATGTGGAATGTTCTGAATTTAATCATATCACAACCGCCGAATTTCTCGCCAAGTCGGACATGACTTTTACTATGCCCGACAAGACCTCCACTCCCACGAAATATATGCACACTCGTGAAGCAGATTTTCTGCAACGAAATAGTGTGTACATTCCGGAGATCGATCGGCGAGTTGGCGCTCTTAAGGAAGACTCAATTTTTAAGAGTCTTCATGCCAATCTCAAATCCAGAAGCGAAACGCCGAGAGAAGTAGCTGCAAGCTGCTTAGATGGCGCAATTCGTGAATGGTTTTTTCATGGAAGACAAGTTTTCGAACACCGTCAAGCACAGATGAGAGAAGTTGCCCATAGGGCAGAGATTTCTCACTTCTGTACAATGCTAGATGTGTCTTACCCAGAGATGGCACGGAAGTGGTGTGAGCGCTATAAAATGCCCCTTCCCGAGGACATGGAGAGTCCGGAAAATAACAATCCCACTGACCGTAGTCACAATGGTCACTAAGTTGAATAGTGGAGCACATATATGGATACCAACATTTTTGTATATTTGTATGTTAGTACTTTATGTTAGGCTTTGTGTGTTTCGCATCTTTCTAAAAGATACCCCTATTTAGGGGAGAGTGTAGCGAGCTCATAGAATGTACACCCAGGTTGCCTTAGTCATGGCAATACTGGTTTAAATAAATAGACTACTTCATCTTTTAGAATATCACATAATACAATAGAAAACGAAGTGAAGGAACCAATAGTGTC